GCTTATTGCGTCAAAGTTAATCTTTCGTTCTATATGTCCCAGCTTAATTAAAGCACCTCTATTTCTTGCTTTAGTCGCGCACTCATTTGAGCATTTTTTAATACGATTATAATTACTGTTTGACTGGTCTTCTTTGCGCGGAATGTCTTTGCCACAATCTTCTTCATCGCATTGATTAAAATATGACTTGTCTGCTGTTGATTGCTTACTCATTGGCTATTCCTCGTTTAGCTTCATTCTCGTGTATTCTGAATCATTCATTCCAGCCGCTTTTGCTTTAGCTTTCCACTCTAGCTTAGATGCTGCTGTACATCTTACCCGCCAATAACTTCCAATTACTTTATCTAGCGGAAGTTTATTGTGCTGATTACCCGCGTTCTTTGCTTTTTTCATAGTGCCTCAGTCATTAGTGTGTAGTCGTAATGTGCAATTTTACCATCTGACTGGTGTGCTGCGTGTATTATAAAGCCATTCGAACTATAAGCTACCCAACACTGCTTTGGCTCTGGCTTTACTCTGAGTGTCTGACCATTGCTAATCAAGCGAGCTATTCCGTCAGTAGTGGGGTTGTTAATAGTAATAAAATCGTTTTTGTATTTAAGCTGAATTTCTTTTTTAACTTTATTTCCTTGGAACACCGCTATTATTTCATCGTGATTCATTTTATTTCTCGGTTGCTTTATTCCATTATATAGATTTGTGGTAACAGGTCAATGGTTAATTTGCTTTATTTAACCCCATTGTTCAGCCATTGCTTGGGCCACACCTATGCTAGTAGTGCTTCTAACTTTCCACCGATTGGGGCCTGGTGATGCTCGATGAACCCATGACCATGCTTTGTGTTCTTCTGTTCCTAGCTTTGGCGGGTTAAGCTTATTTGTTGGGATTAAATCAGGTAGCCCATGCAATTCAAATCCTGTTGCCTTAAATGTTTCTTCTCCAAACCACCAAGGCTGTATCACTTGTCGAGCTATTGGCCCTATACGTTTTTTAGCGTATTTATGCATAATTGGGTTTTCAAGTGCTTTTTTTGGTATGTCTGCCAATGCTAATGCCCTGTAAAAAGCCGTTGCCTCGTCAAGCTCTTGCCACATTGCTTCAAGCGTTCGCCCTTTTGGTGGCTCATTTAACCACCTAACACCGCTATTAGTTAGCCTAGTACAAGGCGGGTGTGCAATCATCAAATCAAAACCATCGTTAATAATATCAAATACATTGCCTTGATAATGCGGGCCAGGTGAATCAGTCGGTAACAGGTCGCAACTTATAGCGTCATGGCCTCGCTTTATAAACTCGTTGCGTACCCTTCCGCTATATTCGCATGCTATTAATACTTTCATCGTACAGCCTCCCGTAATTGCTTTAAATTATCCTGTATTTCTTCTTCTGTCATTGTGCTTGTTTGATTGGCTATTTGCCTTTCTAAGTATTCTCGATAACCCTTGGCTAAGTGCTTTGGTAGATATTCTGTAATATGCTTTAACATTAAAACGACCCCCCTTGCAGATCCGCTATTTTCATTTGATCGCCAATCCATGCAAATTTAAGCTTGCCAGTTGGCCCGTGTCGGTTCTTATCGATTAATATTTCAATAATACCTTTTTCATTTGTGTCTTCGTTGTAGACCTCATCACGGTAAAGCATCATCACAACGTCAGCTTCTTGCTCTATGACACCAGACTCTAAAAGATCGCCCATGTGAGGACGCTTGTCAGGCCGCTTAGTAACTTCTCGCGATACCTGTGCTAATGCTATAACTGGAATATTTAGTTCTCTGGCAAGTGTTTTAAGGCCCGTCACAACGTCAGCAACTTCTAACCGTCTGTTTTCTGCCTTCGGGCTTTTGATTCGCTGAATGTAATCAACATAGACCGCTTGTATATCGTGAGTAAACTTCATTTGCCTAGCTTCACGCATTAGCTCACCAATCGTTATATTAGCCTTGTCATGGATTAATACATTGCGACCTTTAAGTTGTCCTAGTGTAGATATAAGCCTTTCTATATCGCCATTTTGGAAGTCAGCCTTTCTTACTCGATTAGCAGAAACACCGCTTTGTATTGATAATGTCCTAATTCCTATTTGTTCCATTGGTTGCTCAGTCGAAAAGAATCCAGCCGCGCAATTATTAGATAGCATCATGTTCATAGCAACTGCTGTTTTACCCATTGCTGGCCTTGCTCCAATAATATATAAATCTGGTGATTGGAATCCACCAATAGCGTCATCCAAAGCCTTTAAACCAGTTGTCAAACCAACAACACCACCATGCTGTGCCAACTCTTGTACTTTATCAATAGCAACTGTTAAAGCCTCAGTAATCGTGTGGGTGTGCTTTTTCTCAACCACTTCTAAATTCATTAATTCTTGTATGGCGACATCAGCATCATAATCTTCGCTCAAGTTATAACTGATCTTTGTTATTTCTCGCTTGCGATACTCGCGTATTATAATTTCTTGCGATGAATAGAAAAAAGAATCAACAACAGCCGCCTCCATCCAATTAGATAACTGATGTAACCAACCACCAGTAAACGAAGCATGGTAAGCATAAACGTTATTTTTTGAACTAGCATTTAACTCTGTCAAGCGATCCGCTACTGATATTAAATCAATCAGGTTATTAGATTGGTTCATATCCATAATCACATCAAATACAGTCGCGTGTGCTTCAATCATAAAACTAGCTTTCGTAGCTGTGACTTCAAGTAATCTCGCTGGCCTAGTTAGAATTGAGCCAATAAATACCTTTTCCGCTTCAGGCGCTTGCCATTGTTTATTCATGCTGGAAAATCCTTGTACGTTGATTTAGTGGGTTGGCTAAAACCTGTGCTATTTTTTGACCAGTTCCGAGCTGTGGCTTTCCAATCTTTCATTGAGTTGCGCCCAACCTTCCAACCGTTTGAATCATAGTGATCAAGAAATGATTGCGGATCAAAGTTTAATTGCTTTTCTTTCTTGTAGTCTTCCAATTCATTTAACAAAGGTTTAGCGAAGCGCTGGGGTTTGTCTTTGTTGTTTACATTGTTATCGTTGTTTACATTGTTGTTTGTGGTTATCCGTTGGTTACCCGTTGGTTGTTTGTTGGTTATCCGTTGGTTATCCGTTGGCGTTTTAGCTGGTTGCTGTTCTGGTTTAGTTTGATAAGACTCCCAGTTCATAAGGGTTATCAACGAATTCTTGTTGGTTGATTCGATGGTTATATCGTTGGTTGATTTTAGCTTGTTTAATGAAGTGCGCACCTGTTGCTCTGTCAGACCTGTTTCTTTAGCTAAAACCTTTCGCCCACTAATAAAGCTACCAGAAGGTATATAAATACCCTGCCATTTTTTAGCGGTGTGGTTGGCCCTGAGAAGGCAGTGAATAAACAAACGCGAAGTATTAATGTCATCGTACCACTCCCATTTTAAGAGCTTACGATGTAAACAAATCCAGCCACTCATAATGACTGACCATGATTAGCATGAAATCCGTATTTAATATCCGCAGACTTGCGGGCGCAAACAGCATCAAAAAAGTCTTCATATATGCCAAGGTAAACCGTCCTGCCACCTATTGATATGTTTGCAACCCACTTCCTTTTATCGATGCTCCAGTAAACGCCAGAAACGCCAGATTTATTATCAACGCGAAGAGTCGCGTTCCTGTTATTCTGAGTGCTTGTTGCTTCCTTTATATTGTCTATTGTATTACATGACCTAATATGATTTTCATGGTCAATTTGATTGATAGGCCATGACCCATAAGTTATAAACCATATCAACCTGTGGGCGCTATATCTAACACCGTCGATCTTTATATAAGTATATCCAGTATTATGTATATGCCCAGCTATATGGCCGTATCTTGCAGATGGTGATTTATCTACAAGCCACCGTAATATTCCAGTATTAGGATCATACCGCAAGATAGTATCTAGGTATTCTTTTGTAATTTGGGGATGGTTTTGTGCTTTTTTCATCGTGCTGTCTCCTTAGTAAACTCTCCTTATAAAATTAATAACGCAGACGGCCAAGG